GATTGAAGAAAGGTAAAAATATGGTTAATTTTGACACTAGTTTGGATACTAGCGTGATTGCAGCATCCACTACAAATTATTTAGATTATATTATTATTAAAGTTCCCACTTATGTGTTTAGTGCTTTAGGGCTTAAGATTGGTACATGGTCCGCTCGAGTTATGCCTCGCGAACCTATTAGTATACATCAGCTTTTTGAGGGCAATCCATGTTTTTCTACTGCTTCCGTAAGGCTGTATGATGAGAAACCATGGCACGTTGCTTACAACGCTAGTACATTGGTAGGTTCTTCCGGAGCTCCTATATTGGATGCAAGAAATTGTATAATTGGAATTCATTTGGAGAGTGATGCTGTTCAGAAGTGTAATGTTGGTGTTATTCCCCCTGTGTTTCGAAATTCGAAGAAGGAATCCCCTACTAATGAGGATCTGATGCAGCATGAAAGGTACATCTATGAATACGGTCTTTACGAAGATGGTGATGATGAATATGAAAAGGCTGTTACGCAGGATTACATTGATGAACTTGAGGAAAGATATTATACCTTCGCAAAACAAATGAGAAAAGAACAAAGTAGTGGAAATTGGGCTGAAGATATGGATGCCCTAGACGAATTAGTGGATTCATTTTTAGAGGAGGAACCTGAAGGATTTGAAGCTCCAAGAGGGACTGGAACACGTGGCTTTGAGGTTTCTAGGTTAATAGAACGAAGGTCAAAGCCAGTTGCTCGAGTTTACTCCGATAGATTTTCGAAAGAAAGTCCTTGGACTTGTGGTTATTGTGCTACGGTGAATACAAAATTGACTCATTATTGCATTTCATGTCATAAGGGCTTCAAAAGAATTAAAGATAAGTCAGACATCAAAGCTTTGGCTAAAGAGCAGGCGCACGCCATTTTAGAAAATGTGCAAGTTCCCTACCCCGTAGCAGAGGCTGTTGCCAAGCAATTGGAAGCTGCATCTATGGATAAGGAGGTTGCTACTATTGTAGCAAGGAGCCTTGCGTCTGGTTTTGTAGCCAAGACAGATCTTAAAGTTCTTTCTGAGGCTTGTGGCCTGCCTGAGGTTAATGTAGATAAGAATTTAATACAACAAAGGATGTGTGCTAATAATTGTCACGTGAATTGTCGTAATCAAGGTAAGAAAAAGTATAAATGGCATTTGCTCCCCTGCGTTTGCACGGAGGATGGCAGTTGTCCTTATGAGAATATTCGTCCTTATTCTTACCAATTTTGGCATTCATCGGGATGCAACCCCGAATATATTGTTGATGATTTCGGAGAAACGACAGAAAGGAGGTACAAGGCTGATCCAATCAAAGTGGTTGACCAGTCTGGGGAGAAGTTTCTAACCGTGGAGGGGATTGAGAAAAGATACAATATTCCAAAGGCTATGGAAGATCTTGGGGTTCCTTTTAAGACTTATCATTATGTGAATAAGCCTATTGTAAAATTAAATCCAGTCAAAGCCACTAAACCGGAGACTATTCCTGAAGTTGACGAAGAGGAAATTGAAAGCAGTTTCAATAAAAAGGAGAAGGGTCTTTCTGATCGAACTAAGAAAGAAATTCCTCCTACCGCGCCTGTAAAGAGAGTTAGGCATAGAAAGCGAAAGCATAAGCCGAACAAAGAAACTGAAATTACAGCGGAGAAACCTCACGTCACTTTCAACGAAACTCCAAACGTTTCTTTAAACTCAATTGCCCCAGCACAGACTGGGGCTTTACATACCAATGGACAGAACCCGAGTACTTCTCAGAACAATCAGTCAAAATCGGGCAATCTTCCTGTTGCTTCCACCCCTGCAAACCAAACAAGATCTCAGAAAAGTGGAAAAGTCTCATCACAGCGCAACCAGAGTATGATAAGTATGGCTGGCCAGATAGGTCAGCAGAAGCTGAAAAACTAAGCTTCAAAATTCAGGCAGATGAGAGAATTATTAACAGACGAATTCCCACTGCCGAAGAACTTCAAAAGTCTGATGAGAGACTTTTGAAAAGATACGTACGTTTTACATTACCGAATTTTTGGAATTGTTATGATCGCTCACTTATGTCGAAAGTTATAGATGATTTTAAGAAACTGGTTAAGGGCGAGGCTTCTCCAGGAGTCCCCCTTTCCAGATATCAGTCGAGAAACGACCATTTGTTTGCTCAAATGGGTGATTTATTCAATGATGCAGTCTTGAATAGGTTGGAACTCCTGATGAAAGCTAATCTTGACGATTTGAAAAAGATGAGTCGGAGAGAGATAATTGAAAAAGGCTACGCAGATCCCGTCAGGGTATTTGTGAAGAATGAACCACACAAGAAATCTAAGTTAGAATCCGGGAAAGTTAGACTTATTATGTCAGTATCAATCATTGATAAAATGATAGAGATGCTTCTCGCTAGACACATGTGTAAGAAAGAAATTGCGAATTGGAAGAAGATACCCTCTAAACCAGGTATCGGTTTCGATTCTGACGATAACTTGAATATGTTTTGGGCTGTAAAGCACCAGACAGATGAATGTGATATGGCTGGTAGTGACATAAAAGGTTGGGACTGGAGCGTTGATGAATGGCAGATTTTGGATGACGTTGAAATGAATATCAAGTTAACAGATGATTATTCGTCACGTGATTCGAATGGAAATAGCTTGTGGGCTCATTTGATGAGAGCTAAAGCGATTCTTGAATGTCGCTCAGTATTTCAATTTTCAGATGGTACCCTTGTCGCCCTTAATTTCTTAGGGGTCATGTTGTCAGGAAAGTTTAAGACTAGTTTCTCAAACTCAAAAATGCGTGCTCGTGTTGCAGACCTTATAGGTGCACACGTAAGTTTCACTGCTGGAGACGATTGCTTGGAAAAATTAGTTAAAGACGCTATTGCAAAGTATTTAGAATACGGCATTAGAGTTAAGGAGTATACTCCACTGGTTTGCAATAGTGAAGGCTTCGGAGGTGATTTAGAATTTGAGTTTTGCAGTCACAAGTATGACATTCATGGCGCGTACCCTGTCAACATTGAAAAGATGGTTATGAATTTGCTCCACCAAACTCCTTCTAATTTTAAGGAGTTTAAGCAGTTGATGATCGGGTTTCAAGATGAAATCAAGGGTCATCCTAGAGCGAATCAGATTCTGCAAGATATTGAGGACGTTGGGTTTTATGTGGTGGAGGGGCCGCATTACATAGTTCCGAATGACGCGTAAAAGTAAGACTAGTAAGAAAAACTCTGGAAGCGGGAAACAGAGTAATAAACAAACTCCCGCACCCAAACCTAAAGCTATGAATGGTTCTGACGCTTTAGTCTACAAGAGTAAGAAAAACACCAATATAGTGCAAGCTCCCGGTGTTTCCAATAATAAGGCAATGCGAGTTAGACCTTATGAGATGCTGCAGGCTATGAAACCTAAAGTTTCACCTTCTGGCATGTCATTTCTAAAATGTGCATTTGCTCCACCTGATTTTTCGGGATCAGATGTCAGAGGCGTTCCAGACACATACGCTGGAAAGAGTCTTATTAAGAAACACCGTTACATTGGGGACTACACTATACCTGCTGGAAGGGATACTTATTTTATATTGGCTCCCATCCCGGGCTGGGCGTATTTCGTTGCAAATGTAGCCGCAGGCACACCATTCCTATCTACCACCATTGCAAATGGAGTAGCGTACTCCGATCTTAAGACCCTTTTTGGGGCTGACGCCGAGGGTACTGCGGATATAGTCACTAAGTTTCGATATGTGTCGAACCATTTTGAACTCATCCCTACTACTAATGCAATGAATTGGACTGGAAACATACAAGCTTTCCGGTTTCCCCTGTCCTTGTACACGAGGCAGAGTGCTGGTACCAGCAATGCTGATTTATTTTCAATTGCTGGTCTCAATGCACTCAACTCAACAAACGCAGATCAGTATACTGGCCCCTTTAATCTGGGCTGCTACACTGCTGCATACAATACTGGAAATGGATTTGATTTTAATCCGGTGTTGGAGCGCGTAGTTGCTTTACCAGCAACTCTGCAAGCTGGCGATATTGGTCAGCTTGCTACCACACCGCTTCCCATTACAGGATTGGATGCAAACTTTGAATGCGTTTGTATAAAGATCAGTGGAGTAGGTAGCAATGCTCTGAACACTTGTATCATAAAGACTTGGGCATGCGTTGAATATCAGGCTAATCCTGGTAGTTCCGTCTATGAGTACCAAACTTTTTCTGTTTGCGATGCTCAGGCTTTAGCCATGTATCGCGCAATAATTAGAGAGCTCCCCGTCGGAGTTGCTTTCATTGATAATGAGGGCTTCTGGCAACGATGCTTACAAATTATTCGCAGGATTAGTTCGGTCGGCTCAAATTTGCCGGGTCAGTATGGTGCAATTGCGTCAGGAGTGAATATGGCCACAACGGCGTTGGAATCACTCATATTTTAGGCGTGGGTGCTTTGGTGAAGCTATAAACC